TTTGTCTTCGTGCCTCGCAGTGATTATGAGAGTGGTCGTCGCGTTTTCTTTTCAAGCAGAAGACGGCATACGAGATTCCGAAACGTGACTGGAGTTCAGGGACGTGGGCTTCGGTGAGGTCGAAGTCGCCGACGTGCAGCGCTTCATGGACGACGGTGTTGAGCCGTGACTTCTCGGTCGAGTGGCTCGAGCTGATGCGGATCGTGTACGAGTCGCCCTCCTTGATGGCCTGACCCAACAGCCGCCCGCCCATCTTAGCCTCCTTGATTTTTATCTTCTTCTTGAGGGCCATGGGTTTTCAGGTGTCCGCTGTAGAGATGCCAGCCGCCGATGAGGAGGCCTAGGAGGAAGACGCCGCCCACGGACGGCAGGAACCAAGCGGAGTCGAGGAGGAAGGGGACGGCCCCGATGCAGAGGCCTGAGACGAGGAGGCCCGCCCCGATCATGACGCGACCAAAGGCGATGGCGAAACCACCGAGGACCATCATGCCGGCGGCGACCATGGCGTAGAGGTTGCGCTGTCCCTCCTTCTTGGCCTCGTCGACCTGTTTCTTCAACGCGTCGATTTCGCCGACCATCTTCGACATGACCTCGGCGTTCTGCTTCTGCTCGGCTTCGAGCTTCCCCCACATGGCGTCGATGTCGGCCTTGGCCTTCGCGGCGGAGGCGACGCTCGACTCGTAAGCCTTGGGGTCGGCCTTCAACGCCCGGGCCTTGGCGAACTCAAGGTCGGTCGGGGAGGGTTGAGGCAAGCCCGCTTGGGCCACGGCGAGTTCCGAACGGACGATGGCGGGTTCCTCCGCGTGTTCCTTGGCGACGGCTACGGCTGCGGCGGTGCGGGACTCCAGCTTGTCCTCCTTCTTGCCGACGACATCGAGCGTGCCCTGCTGGGGAACGGGGTCGGGCTGGGGCTGGGTCGTCGAGCAACCAGCCAGGAGAAGGGCGACGACCAAGAGCGAACGCATGATGGTCTGCCCCTTGGTATTAGCGACCCTTGAGGGCGTCGACGATGGACTTGGCCTTGGCTTCCGTGGCCTTGAGTTTCTCGAGGTGCTTTCGGTAGATGAGGAGGCCGGCGACGAGGCCGATGAGGAGGCCCGTGACAAAGAGGATGAGGTGAAGCATGGTTATGTTAGGTTGAGAGTTTCGCGAGGAGGGCGGCGAGCTGGGCCTCAAGTTCGGCGATGCGGTCCGCGTCGGTCTTGATGGGGGTCGCGGTTTGGTAGGCGACGCTGACCAAGTACTCGTCCGTCATCTCTGCATTTCCCAGGACTTGTCGTCCGTCTTCGCAGGTGATGGAGAGGAGGTCGTCGGAGCGGGTCCAGACGAGGCCGTTGTGATCGGTGAAGGTAGAGGACATGGTTTTTAGCAATAGGTGATGATGACTGCAAGGCCGTTGCCGCCGTTGCCGCCAGCACCAGAGGTGAAGCCGTTGTCGGACGCACCGCCGCCCCCGCCACCGCCACCGGGCCAGCCGCCTTTGCCGCCGGTGCCACCCGCTTGGCCTGTGCGGTAGAAGCCACCGCCGCCGCCGGTACCGCCTTGGAAAAGTCTGGTCGTCGCGTCCGTGCCGGAATTTGCCTGAACGCCAGCAACCGTTCCGCCGTTTCCGCCGGCGATGGTCAAGGTGTTTCCAGTCGTGGAGGTTGGAGTGTACCCGCCGCCTTTACCGCCAGCGGTATTCGTGGTCACGTTGGCTGGAGCACCAGCACCACCTCCACCCCCGAGGGGGATCATGATGAACTCGCTAATCCCAGCTGGGGCAGAGCCAGTCGTAGTTCCACCAGCCGCTCCGCTACCAGAACTGATTCCATAATACCATAAATTAAGGCTTGTGGAAGTCCCCGGGCCAGAGGCTCCGCTTGTAGTTGAACCGCCACCGCCTGTATTGCCTCGCCCGCTGGTAAAACCAGCAAATGTGGTGGATGAAGGATTAGCGCCGTAATTGCCTGAGGTGTTGTCTGTGGTCTTTCCTGCATTTCCGACACCACCGGCACCAACGACCACGGTTTCGGTTGCACCAAGTGCATCAGCACCGATACGGGAATACAGCACGGGAGCCCCACTACCAGCACCACCACCAGAACGACCCGACGTGGTTGCATATCTGCCACCAGAACCACCGCTTCCGCCGCCACCCACGAGGAAGATTTCGACCCACTTGGCGTTTGCGGGTTTGGTCCATGTGAAAGTGCCGCTGGTCGTAGGTGAGCCGAAGGTTTGCACGTCCACACCACCACCGCCAGCCGTAGCCCATGATGCGTCGTAGTTGGTCGAAGAGTTCTTCGTCAGCACTTGCCCGGTCGTACCGCCAGTCGGAATACCGACCGCCGCGGTCGATTGGGTCGTGGCATCGGCGAAGGTAAGGACGCCGCCACCGCTCGCTTGCAGGGTGAGGTTCTGGGCGTTGACCGTAGACGAACCATACAGTGTCAGGTTTGAGACGTAGGTCGAGGAGTCCTCGTCGTAGAGGTAGCCAGCATAGATGCTGATGCGGTTGCCAAGCCAAGAGCCACCACCGCCCGTGTAGGCCGTGGTCTGGGTCGTGCCGTCTGCGAAGTTGATGCCGCCAAGGGTAAACTCCGCCGTGTCCGTTCCGTCCGTGATTGACAGCTTGTCCTTGTCCAAGGTCGAGGAAAGGCCGAGGCCCGCGTTCTCGATGGTGACGGCGTTGCCCGTGATGCCGAGGTGAGAGTTGGTCGTCGTGTCGTTGAACTCCAGGAGGGCGTTGTTATCCATCGTGTCCCCAGCCGTGGAGACGCGGGCGTTCAGCGCCGTATTAAGGTCGGACTGCGAGGACAGGGTACCCGTGATGCTACCCCAAGTCGCCCCGCCAGCAGGGGTTGCCCACTTCAATTGCGTGCCGTCGAAGGACAGGACTTGCCCGGTCGTCGGGGCCGTGGCGTTCAAGGTCGTCGCCGCCGCGTTGGTCAGGGACGAGATGGAGAGCTTCGGGGAAAGGAGCGAGTCGACCGAGGCTTTGCTGTAGAGGTTGATTGCCATGTCTTAGGAAATAATGAGTTGTTCCCATGCTCCGTTCTTGCGGACGTAGGGCGAGCCGTTGTTCGGGGCGTCGGTGAGGTAGGAGCCGATGGGCTGGTAGGTCGAGGCGGCGGAAGCCGTGGTCAGGTAGGCCGACATTCCCGACAGAGTCTGATAGGTCGAGGCCGCGGTCGACGCAAGGAGGTAGCCCGTCAAGGCGCCGGCTTGCAGATACCCCTGGGCGTCGACCCAAGCCTGTGTCGCAAGGCCGAGCGTGGTGACCGACTTATTCTTCCAGAGGGAGGTCGCCGACTCGTAGACGAGAAGGTCGCCGTTGGTGACCGAGGCGATGGCGACGTTGTGCAGTTCCTCGAGCTCGTAGCCGTTCTGGATGCGGACGAGGATGGTGCCTTGGTTGGCATGGACCCGCTCGACGATGGCGATGTAGACCATGTGGCTCGGCGCCGAGGGCTTCGTCGTCGTCCATGCCCCAGCCGTCGTCGGGCTAAGGTAGAGTTGCTGGCCTTCCAAGTAGGCCGAGGTATTGAGGTTCTCGACCAGCCCAAGGACGCAGACGTAGCCGTTCTGGTTGTTCGTGATGTCCGTGATCACGATGCCGAAGGTCTGGGCGGAGGTCGCGTCGCCCGTGGCGAGGGCCTTCGTGACCGTGACCTTATTGCCCGCCCCGCCGTTGATGTAGACGACGGTGCCTTTCGTCAGGGTCGCACCCGTCTCGTTGCGGACCTGTGCCCGTACTTGGGTCGTCGAGCCGGAGGGGAAGCCGAAGTCGAGGACGGCGGCGAGGCTCGTCCCGCTGTTGACGACGGTGGGGGTGGCGTCAGGGGCGAGGGCCGTGACGGTGCCGACGGTGATGGTGGCAGCAGGGCCGGGGGTGCCGAGTTCGACGGAGAGGACCGCGGGGGCCGTGGCGAGGACGCCGACTTCCAGCGTGCCCGTGGTCTCGGCAATCGTGACCGAGAGGGTGCCCAGGACTTCCGAGGAGATGGAGATGGGCATCGGGGCTTAGTCGGTGACTTGGTCGATGACGGAGAGACGCATCGTCTCCGAGTAGAAGATGGTCGTGCCGTAGGCGAACTTGATGTCCCAACGGGCGTTGCCCAAGGTCCACTTGGTAGTGTCGGGGACGGAGGCCACGAAGGACAGACCGTTCCCCGCCATCGTGATCGTGCAGGGGTAGGTGTTGTCGCTGGAGTCGATGATGTCCGAAGTGACCGTGGTCGTCAACAGGTTGGCGGGTCCGCCTTGGGCCGGGGTGTAGGTCACGGTGCCCGCGAAGGTCGTGCCGCGCTTGAAGGTGACGGATGTACTCATGGTCTAACCTTGGAGGGGGGTCAAATTAGCCCGGCATCCCCACGGGTAGGATGACGCTGGTCTGCATGGAAGGCTTCGCGTATCCCGTCCAAGCCCCGTTCCAGGCATCGCACTCGGTTTCATACTGAGGCCATGTCGCAAACGGGGAGGTCGACCCAGCGACGACCAATTGGACGCCGTAGTATTGGATGATGTTCGGAAGGGTGATGGTGCCGATGAGCAGCTGGGTCACATCCCAAGCATTGGTCGTGCCGTTCCAAGCGATGGAGGCCACCTTCACGCGTTGGCAATTGTAGTTGTATTGGACGGGGTCCGGGTCGAACCCGCTGATCAGGTAGCCCGAAGGCGTGCCGTCGATTTCAACGGCGGTCGCACCGAGGCCACCATAAAGGCGGATACTGTCGGTCGTGTCGGCCTCGCCCCAAGGGGTCGTCTTTTCGTAGGCATCGGACGGCGCCAAGTAATGGTCAGCCATCACGACCAAGGAAGGGCTTCGGTTGTTGGACCCTTTGTTAAGGGGCTGTCGGACGATGTAGACGCCCCAAGAGTCCGACCCTTCCGCCGCCGCGTTGGCGATTGTGATGTAGCCATCCGAGTCCATCCAAGGGCTGGAGGCCGTGGAGCCCGTGGTCTTGGAGCCCGTCGGGTAAGCCCAGACGCCGGAGAGTTCGTATTCGGCGGTCGTGGCGTCCATCGCCGTGCCGTCCCAGACGTCCTGCGTGATTACCCTACCGCGGGCGACCTTGACGCGGTTGGAGTAGACCTCGACCTTGAACTGCTCGGGGCCGTAGGGCGCGGGGACATCGGGGAACAGGATTTCGAGCGAGTCACCGAGGGGCGACTGAACCAAGTTGTAGCCGACGCCGGGTTGGAGTTCGCCCATGGCTTAGGTGATGTCGGCGCCCGCGAGAGGATAGACGGGCTCGGGCCATCCTTCGTTGTTGAGGCGGATGGTGTAGGCACACTTGTAGATCAGGCCGTACTCCTCGAAGTTGACGCTGGAGAGGAGAAGCTTGGCGCCGTACTTGCCCTCCCAACCAGGAGACGCGGACGTGCCGATGTAGGCGGGGATGATGGTCGGAAGTTTGGCGTTCCAATTGGACTCCAAGGAGGAGCGACCGACGCATTGCCAGAAACGCTGGACGGTCGCCGTCGACTTGACGTACATGATGCCCGAGAGGGTGGTCGTGCCGGCGAGGTAGTTGTTCTTCGCGTAGTAGGACGGGTAGGCGGGGTCCTTGAAGCCCGTGAAGGTCGTGCCGTTGGCGGTCTTGAAGTGTGCGCCGTTGAGGCCGACGAACTCGCCGGGGACGATGGAGGACGCCGCGTAGACGGGGGCGCCGTAGGTTCCGCTGCCGTAGCCGGCGATGGCTGTGCCGGGGGAGCCAGGGGAAGCGACGCCCAGCTGCTGACGGAAGAAGTTCGGGTGGGACTCCGTGCGTTCCGTTTGGAGGCCGACGGCCCCGCTCATGTTGGCGGTCGTGTTGTCCGCGTCTCCTGCGATGCCGACATAGTCCACCTTGTAGACGATGCGTTCCGTGGAAGAGTAGTCCGACGTCACCTTGAACGCCTTCATGTAGGACAGGATGGGGTGGGCATCGCCCTTCGCGGGAGGCGTGGCGGTGGTGTCGCCTTGCCAGACGACCGTCGAGGTCAGCAGGCCGTAGCCGTCGTTCTGGATGGTGACGCCCTTCTGGTAGACCAGAGTCGTGAGGGCGTTGCCTTTCTTGATTACAGCCATGGGTTAGCGGAGAGGGAGGTTGAACTTGCGGGCGTTGGACTTCGTGAAGTCCGTGTCGATGGACTGCTTGACGAGTTCGCCGAGCTTGGAGTCGATGCTTGCGAGGGTGGTGTTGGCTTCCTGTGCAAGGGCGATCTGCGGGGAAGCACCGACGCCGATGACGCCGGAACCCATGGAGGCTTCGCCAATCTTGGCACCGATTGCGGTCAAGGCGGCATTGTTCGGGGTCGGGCCCGTATCGGTTCCTCCCTTGGGTGCGGTATCGCCTACCGAGCCAGCCGCTGCGGCCTGAGCTCCGGCAATGATTGCGCCACCGCCAGGGATTACCTGTTCGCCTGCCTGTCGGATAAGGACGCCACCAGCACCGCGACCAAAGATGGTTTGATAGGCTGAGGTTGCGGCGATGTATTCGAGCAACTGACGGAGCTTGCCAAGTTTATCCGTCATGTTGTCCAAGTCGCGGAGGGCTTGGCTGTCCATGATGGGAGTCTCGCCGAAGGTCTCGCGTAGTTTGGCCCGCGTCTGGTCGAGGAGGGGGAGGAGGTCAGCCGAAACCTTATCGCCGAAGATGGCGGTGAGGATGGCGAGTTTCTCCGCGTCTGTGCCGGCGGTCTCCATGGCCTTGGCGAGTTGCAGGAAGACGTCCGTGGTCTTGATCGTGCCGGAACGGATTTGGTCCTCGGTGTAGCCAAGGGCCTGCAGTTTCTGCGTAGCTAAGGCGTTGCCCGTTGCGGCATCCTTCATGAGGATACGCAGTTCGCGAGCCGCCTTGCCGACGGTCTGCATGGAAACCCCAGCCTGTTCGGCCGCGGAAGATAGGCGCTGGAAGTCCTCGCCATCCATGCCGGCCTTCTGGGCTTGGTCGGCGATGTCGGCATACTTCTTCAGGGAACGGCCAACGTAGTCGATGCCCTGTTGAGCCAAAGCAATACCCTTGTCGAACAAAGCCATGGCACCGAAGGCGGCGGTGAACTTCTTGACCAAGTCGGCCCCGAAGTTGTTGGCGGCGGTCCTTACGCGGTTCAATACGACGTCCGCGTTGCTCTTGGCGACGAGGTCTAATTCAAGTTTGCGGGCCATCGGAGGGTTCTACCCTTGCCGATTGGTCAAGGAGTTCCTTCTGGAGTTCCTCCTCGTCCGTTGTCATGAGCTCGATTTCGGACCCGCCTTGGGCGATGCTGTTGAAACCCGTCGACATCCAGACCGCCTGGGCCTCCGGCATCATCCAAGCCCGCTCCTCGGGGAAGCCGTTCTTCATGAGGTTGCAGACGACCTGAAGGACCCAAGGCATGGAATTGACGGACCCGCTGGTCTTGCCCTGCTTCTCCCAAAACTTGGGCCATTGGGTGAGGAGGGTGAAGGTGACGAACCGTTCCAACTGCTCGTTGAGGTAGCCGGGGCGGTGCTTCATCTTGAGGGCCTCCCATTGGTCCCGCCATGTGACGCGGTCGATGGGCTCCTCGGCGCACACCTTGACGGCAAGGAGGAAGTCCGCCGCCGTGATCTCCTTGCCCTCCATGACCAGCGGGGACTCAAGGGCGAGGAGGTGCAGCCGATGCTTGAGGCAAAACGGGTAAACGAAACGTCCCAGGATACGCACCCGGGACGGTTCAGTAAATGCTCGGACGAAGCGTTTATCCAAGGCTTACGAGTAGGAAGCGATGGACTCCCACTGCTTGGCCTTGAGCGACACCTTGACGAACTCCTTATTGCCGCCCTTTTCCTCGACGGACTCGATGACGCCCGTGAAGGACGAGGTCGCACCGACATCGGTGGAGACGGCGAAGGTGATGGCGGCGCCGATTTCGGGCATATCGGAGGTCTTGCAGATGCCGTCCACGGACAGTTCGCGCATCACGCCATCGTAGCGGGCGGTCACGGTCTTGCCCGTTTCGTCCTGGACGGTGTCGTTGAGCTCGTAGTTCTTGGTCAACGTGTACGACTGGACGTACAGGTTGGTGACGGTTCCAGCGACGCCATAGAGGCAAGTCGTTCCTTTGAGTACGGCGGCCATAGGTGGTTCTTAAACTTGGGGCGGCGGTCAACCCTTACGCGGGCAGGACGCACAGGACGCCGAAGGACAGGGTCGTGTGCCAGATGCGGGACTCATGATCGTCGGCCTCTGCGTTGGGGGTGATGTCGTAGAGGTGGGCGTCTCCTTGGCTGGTGAAGACGGCCCCGAGGTCGGTCACGCTGTCCATGTAGCCGGCGACGGCGGCACAGCGGGCACGGTGGACGGTGAGGGTAGTATCGTCGGCGGACGACAGGACGTGAACTTCGACCTGGGCGAGGAAGTTGCCGAGGCCCTCGGGGAGGTCGGGCGGGGGGTTGGCGGACGGGCAATAGCAGATGACGCGGGGGAGGGTCTGCATATCGGACGAGTCGCCGGCGCTGACCTGTACGCCGTCGAGTTCGGTCTGGGCGTCAAGGTAGGTCTTGACGGCTGCTTCGACGATGTGGCGGATGGATTTGGTGCCCATTGGTAGGATTAGTTTTTGGCGTTAAATGCTCGGATGTATTTGCCCAGTCGGCGCATCACTTCCTTGTCGAGCTTGTTGGCCCGCACGCTCAGGACGTGGTTGATGGTCGAAGCCTTCGTGGCGACGCCGTCGTTGTCGCCGATTTGGTTGCCGATGACCAAGGTGAAGTTGCCCGTGTTTTGGTTGCCGTTGAAGTTGGCATATCCGCGGGAGCCGATGTTTCGGGTGATCCACTTGGGCACCTTGGCGGTCGAGGCGAATTGCACGTCGGCGCCGTAGTCCTTGGGCTTAGGAAGGGCGAGGAGGGTATTGGCCCATCCCGCCTTGAGGTAGCCGACGAGGCGTTGCTTCTTCTTGATGTAGGCTTCAAGGAGTTCGGCCTTCACGATGTACTTGTTGCCGCGGAGGTGCGGGCCACCGTTCTCGAGGATGCGTCCGTTGTATTTCTGTTTAAACCGGCGATGGATGCCAGCGAGGTCGGTCGTTTCCTTGGGCGGTTCCTTGGCGGCGAAGGATGCGCCGAAGCGGTTCTTGAAGGCTTGGAAGTCCTTCTGGGGATTGCTGCCTGAGACGATCCGTTTGAAGATACCACGCGGGTCCTTTCCGCTGGTCGTGTCTTTCTGGTTTTTGGCGACGTTCTGCCAGCGGATGAAGCCACCGATGTCGCCCTTGGTCACGGCCTCGCCCATCTTTTGGAAGGCAACGCCCGGCTCGTCGGTCGGTCGGAAGAGGGTGCTGATGTCATTGGCGACCGCCTGTTCGCCTGTCTTCTTGGCGGGGTTAGCCATCAATCCTTTGCCTCCGCTGGGGGACATGGTCGGCGAATACCGCATGAACTCATAACAGCAGTAGCCCGCCTCGCGGATGAAGCCGTCCCGCATGGAGATACCCGTCGCCAGCCGAAACTCGTTAAGGGCGAATTGGAAGCGGTCAAAGGACCGTTTGTCGACCACGACCTGGACGGTGGTGGACATTACTGGTCGTCCGTTTGGACGGTCAGGATGACCCAAGCCGACCCGGGCTTGTACTGGGATGCCGTGATGCGTACCCCTACGTTGGCGATGGTGGCCTTTTTACCGATGGCGAGGGGTGAGATGGCTACCCCACCCGACAGATCGGAAGAGCACACGTCTGAACTCCAGGCACGTTTCGGAATCCCGTATGACGTCTGCTGCTTGAAAAACATAAAATACCCAACACCAATACTACACACTGTCTTGCCGTCAAAATGTTCCACCCTGTTCACTGGGGTGTATGTCGTCGAGTTATTTCAGCAAAGTGTACCGGCGACAGTGGCGCCGGACTTTCGTCCC